ATTGACTCATCAAGTTAGAATTCATACCAATTAGGTCTACTGGTAAGGATTCTAATATGAATTCTTTTTCAATAGTTAATGCAGATTTAATAATTTCTTTAATTCTTTCTTTTGGAACTTGATTAATTAAATGTTCATTATGTAAATGAACTGCAAAATCACAATGTAATCCTTCATCTCTTGATATCAATTCATTTGAAAATGAAAGACCTGGCATTAAACCTCTATTCTTTAACCAGAATATTGAACAGAATGAACCTGAAAAGAAAATACCTTCAACTGCTGCAAATGCAATCAATCTTTCTGCGAAGCTATCAGATTCAATCCATTTTAAAGCCCACTCAGCCTTTTTCTGTACTGCTGGTATCGTATCTATCGCATTAAACAATTTAAGCTGCTCTTCCTTATCTTTAACGTATGTATCGATAAGTAAGGAATAAGTTTCCGAATGTATGTTTTCCATCATGATTTGGAATCCATAGAAAAACTTAGCTTCTGGGTACTGAACTTCACTAACGAAGTTTTCAGCTAGGTTTTCATTTACAATACCATCTGATGCTGCAAAGAATGCTAATACATTTTTAATGAAGTATTGCTCATTTTCATTTAATTTAGCCCAGTCTGATAAATCAGCCTCTAAATCAATTTCTTCTGCTGTCCAAAAATTGGATTCAGCTTTCTTATAATAATCCCAAATATCGTGATATTTTATTGGGAATACCACAAACCTACCAGGATTTTCTTTTAAAATTGCTTCCATATTAATTTGTTAATTGGTTGTTTTGGTTATTTCTTTCTTGTCTTCTTAATTCTACAACTTCTAATAAGTTATTAACTCGCTCTTGACTTCTTCCTTCTTTTACTTCACCATGGTCATAAAATGATTTACCACTTGAGTTTTGACTCATATCAATCTGTATTGTTGAATTGTCGAATACGATATCCTCAAATAAAACACCTGATTTACCAAATCTAGATTTAAGGATTGCCATATTAGCTTTACTGTTTTCTTTTTGTTCAAGTGTCTTAGCGATTGACACCATAAAGTGAACGATTTGTGCTTTTTTAATTGAACCAGCTATTTGGTCACCCTCAACTACATCAGCTTTGATTGATGAACGATTACCTTGTGTTGCAGTCCAACCAGCAATGTCTAATTCAGACAACATTGATTCAAACTCTCTCATCACAGAACCTTGGGCCTCATTTACATCTGCAAAATTTTTAGATGGTGAAACACAATCAATGTAATCCAATAAGATTAAATCTGGTCTAAACCCTTGTGCTATATTCTTTCTAATAATTTGTTTAATCTTAGGTATAGTTGTATTATCACTCCTTAGTCTAACTAATTTTAATTTACCTGGACTTGATTTAAATCTATCAAACATTTGCATTGCCTCTATTCTTCTAGCTGTTAAATCATTCAATGGAATCTTTGTATAACAAGATATATGTTTTCTTTGTATAATCTTAGTTGTGTCTTCAAAAAATATTTGCATAACATTATACCCAAGTGATTTAGCATGATTAGCTAATTTAGTTATCATAGTTGTTTTACCAACACCTAATGCTGCTAATATGATAGCTAATTCACCTTTAGCTAAACCACCATCCATTATTTCATCTAAACCATCTATACCAGTTGGTATTGGGTTTCTATAATCTTCTGATAATACATCTTCAATATTATCACCAACATCAACAACACCATCGGTATTTTCACCGTATTCAAGTGCTTTCCTAATTATATCTTCACATTTGTCATAATCATCAATAGTTCCTTTATTGATTATTTCATCCATCTGCTTTAAGGCTTTTTTTAATTCTTGCCTTTTGCAAAATTTAAGTGATGTTTCTTGTATGTAGAATGTATCATTTAAGTCAGATTCTTCGATTCTTCGTAAATGACTGAATACTTGATTTCTCTCAATTTCATCATTTAGATTTTCTAATAACCTACTTTTTAAACTTCCTACATCTGGTATTGATTCATGCTTCTCATAAGCATCTTTTATCACACCAACAATAATTCTAACATACGAATCTTCAAAATAATTAGGGCTAACCATATCTAAGATTGATTGTCCGAATTTTCTATCGGTTAGTATTTGAAGTACTAGACGGTATTGGAAATCAATACCCAAATATCCTAGATTATCTTTATTAATTTTAGCCATATAAAACTTTGTATATATTAAATATTATTGTCCTACTAATTCGTATTCTTTTCTTGAAAAAGATTCTGAAATTTCTTCTATGATTTCTGAAATTATAGGTTTAATGTTAACTTGGTATCTAACCATAGTTGGAAAATAATTTCCAGAGAATACTGATTTACCTACAATATTTTTATCAACCTTAATTTCAAATGTAAAAATATCTTCATTTTTAAAAATGTTCTTTTCGATTGAATCATCTTCTTTTCTAACCTCACTATATGGGTCATATCTATCCCATAAATAATCTACAGATTTATCTTTAAGATAATTAGGTATAATTCCGCAGCTACCAAAGCTACCATTGTTCATACCACATAATCTATCCATCAAATCTTTAAGTTCATTAGATTTTAAGACTTTGTAATTGTAATTATCAATACTGAAATATCTTTGACAGATAATGTTGTTATTGATTTTTAACAAGAATTCAAATTTCTGGTTTGCAAAAGTTGTGTTCTTTTTCATAATTTATTAATTTATTAATTGGTTATTTTTTTCTCTTTGTATTAGTCTTTTGAACGGCATGAAATATTCAATACTATAATTTTTTATTTCTCTATCCATACCATCCTCTTTCATCATCTTGTAGACATTCTTAACGTCTCTACCATCAGGGTCAATTGGTAAGTTAATTACCTCGTTTAGTTCAGTGATTACATTGTCAGTAATCATTGGGTTTTTCAAATTTACTAATTTTTCATTAATTTCGTACACTTTTTCACCCTGAATTCCATCAGTAATTTTCATTATTATATTTTCAAATACTTGTAACGGCTTTAATTTGTCGTTAACTCTTTGAATTTGAAGCTCTTTGGCTTTTTCAATAATTTCACTTACTGTTACTGATTTATTTGCAATTTCTGGAAAATGTTTTAATAATGTATCTTCACCGAGTCTTTTGATACCTTTAATGCAATCACTATTGTCTCCACAAAATATTTTGATTAGAGCGGCGTTGCTCGGATGATGTTTAAAATAGTTATTATAATTATCCAATGTGATGTATTGTCTTAAATCAAACATATAAATTCTAACGTTTTCATCGATTAGTTGACATAAGTCTCTATCACTTGTACAGATAGTAATAGTCTCATTCGATTTTTTGTTATTGCAAATATACGCAATTAAATCGTCACCTTCAACTATTTTATCTTCATATTGTCTAATAAACAATTCTTCTAAATAACGTTTGATTTGTATTTTTTGAGATAACTCAGCTTCATCAACTGGATGTGTACCATTTATATAATCTTTATTTCTATTAGATTTATAATCACTATAAAGGTTGTACCTTAATTGACCACTCAATTCCCCATCCCAAACAACAAACGCTTTGTGGTATAAATCCTCATCTAATAACTTTCTTAAAACAGTTATGAATTGGTAAATACCACCAATGTGTTCTTCTTTTTGATTATAAACATCTTTGGCTCCGAGAAAGCTCCTTTTGAAAAGAGCATTCCCGTCTACCAATAGTATGTTTAATTTTTTTTCAATTTTTTCACCATTTTTTGGTGGTCTTCGATTCATCTTTTCCCATTTGAAGGGTTAATACTTTGAAGCCAACTTTTTAGGACTTCCAATCTTTTTTTTGAACTAGTTTTACTCATATTTTTTTTGTTTAATAATTACTATTCGTGCATATCATCAGCGGACATATTAACCACTTCTTCTTTTTCAATAATAAATTCACTAAGTGGTGTATTTAATTTTGACAAGATGTAATCTTTATGTTCTTTTTTGTATTGTTCAATTTTATCAGGGTTCCAATAACCATGTGGTGTTGATGCTAATGTTCCGTGTTCCTCAATACCATTAACTTGGTTTTTTTCACATCTAACTTTAGTTTCAATACCAAACTGATAAGTTTCACCACCAGCTGTTGCTTTTAATTTAACAGTACTGTGTGATAATATACCACCATAATGGATTATGATTCTTGGTGAATAGAAAAATGCTTCTCCACCTTTATGTTTGATAACTTTATTTTCATTATCTAACCAGATTTTTTGAACAACAGCAAATGTGTTAGTGTATTTCTTACCTTCTCTTCTAGATGCTGGTATTCTATGATTAACTAATGATTTAAATGCAGCTTCCATTGAACCAGCATTCCATTGGTTATTTGAAGATTTTGACATTACTGATTTGAATCCATTGATAGAACCAACTGAATCCCATAAGAAACATAAATTTCTTGGTAATGTACCTTCATGTTGTGCATCTAATAAATCTGACAATAATCTTGCAACATCTTAAATAACTGGATCATCTCTCAATGCTTTAGTACCAAGTTTACCATTTGAATAGTCTAAGGCAGAATAGCGTTCAACTAAATCATCTGATTGGAAGAATAAGAAGTCACCAACGTAATCTATAATTTCACCAGTTTCTTCATCTACAACTTCGTCAAATTTCACTCCAATATTTTTAGCGTGTTCCCAATCCCAGTTTGTTTCAGTATCGATAATAATTGGTAAGTCACCAATTTTTTGTGCACCAGCAACAGCTTCATAAATAGCTGTAGATTTACCAGTATTTGAATAACCTCTAAAACTAGTAAAGTAACCTCTTGGTACTCCTGGAATTTTTAATGCTTCAAAAAATGAATCTGATAATGGAACCCAACTCAACTCTTTCATTTTAACAGTAGTATCCATACCGTTTTTCTTTTTAAAATCATTTAAATTAAATGATGCTTTTTCAATTGTTTTTTTTGGTAATGTTTTTTTTTCACTCATGATTTATGGTTTTAAAATTTTTAATATTCATACTTTAATTTACATTCATTAAAATAATTTAAATGTTTTTCTTTACTATCTAACAATACATTATTTATATCCCTATACATCATACGTTCTTGGTCATATACTATATATCTATGTAAAAACCCATGGTCTTTTATATTTAACTCAATCACATCTAACCAATCTTTTTGATTGTAAGACCAATGGTGTAAATGAAAATTATTATTTTTAGTTAAGTAAATTTCAGTATATTTTCTAGCTAAAGCTTTTTCTGGATATTTTTGATTATACTTTTTGATTGTTTCTTTTTTCTTTTCAGTACTAGGGTTATACAAACTATTATATTCTAATCTATGATATTTATCTCTACCTCGTTTTCTTTCTTTAACAACCCATTCTGGGTCTAGTCTTAACTTTTTTTCATTTTCTTTAACATCTTTTTTAGTACATATCTTACATTTATTTAAATGACCATCTGTCATTTTTTTATGTTTGTAAAATTCAGATATTGGTAGGATGTTTTCACATTTAAAACATTTTTTTTCTTTTAACTCACCCATTTAAACTTTCTATTTATTCATTGTTATATTAATAAATATTTAGAAAGTTTAAAAAGGTAGAATTATTTTCCCATTCTAAAATGGGAGGTCATCGTCATCTTCATCCTCGTCAGATACTGATACTGATACTGGTTCTGATACTTTCTTTGTTTCAACTTTAGCTGCGCCAACTTCTAATTCATCCTCTAAACTATCATCATCGTTAGATGGTGCGTTACCTTTAGATTCTAATTCTAGTTTTCCAACATAACATTTTTCATCTTTATCCCAAACTGGTGTATCACCTTTAACGATAATTTTCAAATAATCATAGTTTCTTAAACTATAAACATCTTCCCAAGTTCTAGTATCTTCAGACCACTCTTTTACTTTATCAGCGTTTGAACTTAATTGTGATGTCTCTAAAGGATATGATACACTTTGAACTACTGATGATTGACCATCTCTAACGATTACAATGTTTAAATCTCTACCACCTTCAATGTCTGTAACATCATGTTTAACTGTAGCGATTGCTGCCATGATTTTATCCATAACACCTTGTTTTTTGTAATTGTGTTTGAATCTCCAGAATTTAACCCCTTCGTTCTCTTTGTCTCGGTCAATTACCTTAACTACATAAAATTGTCTAGCTGAATATTGTTTTGCCAATTCTTTATCTTCTTCTTTACCAGTTGCAAGTAATGCTTCTCTGGCTTGGCAAAATGGGCAGTCTTCACCCTTTTCATGTTTTGGGCATGGAAATGTTTTCCATTCTCCATTTACCTTTTTAACGTGACCCCACATAATTGTAAATGGTGTCTTAATTCCTTCACTAGGTGGTAAAATCCTAATTCTTTTTGTTTCACTATCAACGCCCTTTGGTAGGATTGTGTTGAAATAGTTCTTTAAGTCATACGTTTTTTGAGACCCGCTATCTCTTTTCCCATTGTGTGATGACTCATACTGCTTCATCATTTCTTCAAAAATACTCATAATTTTTAATTTATATTTGTTTGATTGTTATACTACTTTAATTTACTTTTACTATTTAATTTTACTATTAATTTAACTATTACAATATACTAAAAATTCTATAAAAGTAAAGTCGGATTTTATTTTTTTTTTCAATTTAATTTAATATTTTTTGAATGTTTAAATCGCAACATTACAAAACTACTAACAATTTCCAATAACGACAACTTTTTTTACAATTTATTTTATATAAAACAGAAAAACAAGCTTATTAGCTTGTTTTCCAATGTATTAGTATGTTTGTTTTTTTTTTAAAATTCATCTTCTTCGTAGTCTGTATCAAAACTATCTTCAACATTTGATTCAGAATAACTATCATCAACATCTTTTTGTGTTAATACATATTCTTCTGGTTTGTCTGATTCAGAACCAGTATCATATCTGTCTCCTTTTTCAGCCCAGAAATCACTTAATTTTACACTGTAAGGATATGAATCTAATGAACGCATTTCTAATT